TTCTAGAGTTGTTGTAGCTGCTTAATAAAAATTGAGACTAACCGCGCAAGATTTGCGTGATATGAATATCCTTAAGTATTACAGGCTCACAAGAAAGTGGGCTTGTAAAACTTACGGGATATTAGATGCAGATNTAGAACTTTTATTTTATTTAGATTGTGAAGGAAGATTCACACGAAAAGATTTCATGGACGGAGCATATACATTTTCTTGGGACAAAGCAAGATGGGATAGGCTTAGGCAAGACGGGTGGATAGATGTTTGGAGACATAGAAATCGTACTACTATTAAATATAGTGTATACAAAACATCATATAGATGTAAACAATTGATAAATAGGATTTATAGGATCTTATTAGGAGAAGAAGACATGCCTACTTCAGAAAGAAGTATATTTTATAATAACAAATCATATACAGATAAAGTTTATAATAAAGCTATAGATGATATGATTAAAGANAAAAATAGATAATTATGCCAAGAGGAAAAGGAACATACGGATCAAAGGTTGGAAGACCTAAAAAGAAAAAGAAAAAGAAAAAGAAAAAGTAATGTGGAACTTATTTAAAGATAAAAACGAGATCAACGAAAAAAACATAGTTGGGTTTGCTTCGTTTGTAGTTATGGTATTATTTGCCATCGCAGACTTAGTAACTAGCTTTGTATTTGTAGATGGAGAATTAGTAATTAATGAAGTAATATATAATTCATTCGTATGGGTAACATTAGGATGTTTTGGTATTAGTTCGTTTGAACGAGTTAAAAGAAAACTATAATGGCCAAAAAATTTAAACCTCACATGATGTATAAGGGTAAAAGCTCTATAATGGCTAATACGTATAAAAAACATTTAGAGTTAAAGAAGAAGGGTTACGGACACACAAAGCCAAAAAAGAAATAATATGTTAGGTAAAATATTTTCAGGTGGTGCAGCTGACCTAGTAAAAGGTGTTGGAAGTGTGATAGATAACTTACACACTAGTGGTGAAGAGAAATTAGCTGCAGAAAACAAGATAAAAGAATTAATAGCCAACTATGAAGTTGAGATGGAAAAGAACATTACATCTCGCTGGAAAGCAGATATGAATAGTGATTCGTGGCTAAGTAAAAATGTTCGACCACTAGTATTAATATTTTTAGTAGTATGCACAATGCTACTTATATTTATTGATGCTGGTAAACTCAACTTTAACGTAAAAGACTCTTATGTAGATCTTTTACAATTAGTATTAATAACAGTGATCGGTGCTTATTTTGGCGGACGATCATTTGAAAAAAGAAAAAAATAAAATTATGGGACAATATTTAGCAACAGTAAGACCTCGTATAGATACTGCAATTGCAACGGCTTACGCTCAACACGACTTACTATTTGACTGGCATAGATTTGAAATACCAGTAGGTGAAGCTTGTATAAAAAACTTTAATATAATAATGCCAGGTACTAACGGTTCTGCTGGTAATGCAGTAGACTTCGTATTTTTTATAGCAAGAAGCGTAAATGGAGCTGCACCTCCTTCTTTAGGAACTGCTAACGCCGCTGCTAATGGTGCGGCTGCTAAAATAGCATTTGCAGGAGCCAAAAATCATATTGTATATACTCAAGTGGTAGACGCAGATATTATGCAAAGTCCATCAACTTACACACAGAGTTATAATATATATACTTCTACGACTATGAACACTATAGGTGGAACTCAAGCTGCGCAAGTTGCAAACGCTTTGCAACCAGGTGGTGTTAATATAGGTAACTCAACTTATCCTGGTAACTACAACAATTCAACATCACAACCAGGTATGCAGAGTTTTTGGATAGCAGCTATTACTAATGGAGCTCACGACTTTGGTACAGCTATAGCTTTAAACCAAGCTGGTGATCAAGCGGCAGTAGCTTTAAGTACAACTAGTGAAACAACTTTAACTATAGACGGTACAGATGCTGACGATGTGCTTTCGGTAGGAGATGAATTAATCGCGGCTGATGGTGCAAAAATAGGTAAAGTTACGGCTATTGTAGATGCGGACAACTTTAAAGTAGATCACGTTGAAGAAGCGTTAGAAGATGACGATGAAATATGCGTTAGAAATCCGATTATATTTAACTTCGGAATAGAGTATTAAAAACAAATTAACTTAAATTAAATAAAATGGCAAAAAAGAAAGAAAAGGTAGTAGACCTTAAACCTACATCAATCACTGAAGAGCAATTAAAAGCAATTCAAGAAATAGTTTCACCTATTAACAACATGCAAATGGAAGTTGGTAGAATAGAATCTAGAAAACACATGCTTATGCATGAAGTTGGTATGCTTCAAGGAAAACTTCAAGAGCAGCAAAAAGCTTTAGAAGAAGAGTATGGTAAAGTAAACATTAACATACAAACTGGAGAAATAAACTACGATGTCGAAGCTGATTCGTAAAATATCTATAGGTAAAGATTATAAGAATGACGCCATGCACTATGCCGTTGGGCAAGAGGTGTATGCTGGTCATACTATATGCGATATTATAGAAGAAGATGACAAGTTTAGTGTTTATATTAAAAAGAACAAAGATGTACTTCCTTGGAAAGATTTTAATAAAAACATGGCTGTATCTGTAGAATATAATTTAGAGTATTAATGAGGTCGGTGTACAACTTTGTTGTAACACCAATAAATTCAAGGTACAATAATACAAAAGACATAGGCGGTAAAGAGCTTATAGTTAACACAGAAATATCTAACCACCAATATGTGAGTAGAAAAGCTGTTGTCAAAGAAGTACCTATTATTGGTGATACAGACATTAAAGTAAATGATATTGTGATTGTTCATCATAACGTTTTCAGAAGATGGCATAATCAACACGGTGCAGAAAAGAATAGCAGAAGTTATATAAATGAAGAAACTTATTTAGTACAACCTGATCAAATATTTTTACATAAAGACACCGAATGGCGCGCACAGAAAGGCTATTGCTTTGTTGCTCCAATAAAATCTACAAATAATCTAAATGTAGATATAGAAAGACCCTTGGTTGGTATTGTTAAACACACAGATGGTACTGTTAACAAGGGTGATTTAATAGGTTTTAGACCTAGCTCAGAATATGAGTTTATTATAGATGGTCAAAAACTATATAGAGTATTATCAAATTTTATTACAATCAAATATGAATATCAAGGAGACGAAGAAGAGTATAATCCAAGCTGGGCATAAAGCAGTTGAAGAACTGATTAAAGTTGCTAAAGAAGCTATTGTAGACTCTGATGACGATATATCAGCTGATAGATTAAAAAATGCTGCGGCTACAAAGAAGCTAGCTATATTTGATGCGTTTGAAATATTAAACAGAATCCAAGAAGAAGAGAACTTATTAGAAGGCAAAGAACCTGAAGAAAAAAAGGAAAAAGTTTTTAGAGGATTCGCAGAAGGTAGATCTAAGTAATGTACGAGCAGAATTTAGTCAAGATAGTAGAGCCTATAAAAAAAACTACTATAAGCCGTCTTAACAAAGGTAAGAAATGGGAGTATGGTTATAACAAAGAACACGATCTTGTTGTTATATCTAAGAGCGGTCAGATAGGAGAGATAATTGAAATACAAAATTTTCAAATAGCTTTACCAAAGGAGCGTAGTGTGTATAGCAACAAGGAGAAAAAGTGGAAACAGTTTGAATATCCTAAAGAATTAAGTAGACTTAAGAATATATTTGACTGGAGAGCATATCCTGAAGAGAAAAAATCACAGTGGTATGATTATATAGACGAGGAATTTAAAAGAAGAGAAGAAGGCTTCTGGTTTAACAACGCTGGAACACCAACTTATATAACAGGAACTCATTACATGTATCTTCAGTGGAGCAAAATAGATGTAGGTGCACCAGATTTTAGAGAAGCTAACAGATTGTTTTATATATTCTGGGAAGCTTGTAAGGCAGATAAAAGATGTTATGGTATGTGTTACCTTAAAAACAGACGATCTGGTTTTTCTTTTATGTCGTCGGCTGAAACAGTTAATCAAGCAACTATAAGTAGTGACGCAAGATTTGGAATACTATCTAAAACTGGAGCTGATGCTAAGAAAATGTTTACTGATAAAGTAGTGCCTATTAGCATAAATTATCCATTTTTCTTCAAACCTATCCAAGATGGAATGGATAGACCAAAGTCAGAGTTAGCATACAGGGTTCCTGCAAGTAAGTTTACTAGAAAGAAAATAACATCTAACGAAAAGTTAGAAGATATACAAGGCCTTGATACAACTATAGACTGGAAAAATACAGGTGACAATAGTTATGATGGTGAAAAATTAGCACTGCTAGTACATGATGAAAGTGGTAAGTGGGAAAGACCCGATAATATATTAAATAACTGGCGAGTTACCAAAACATGTTTACGATTAGGTAGTAGGATTATAGGTAAATGTATGATGGGCTCGACATCAAACGCATTAGACAAAGGTGGAGAAAACTTTAAAAAATTATACAACGCATCAAACGTTACTAAGCGAAACAGAAATGGACAAACAGCGTCTGGACTATATTCTCTTTTTATCCCAATGGAGTGGAACTACGAAGGATTTATTGATGAGCATGGAAGCCCAG